AGCGGTTGCGGTCCAGGTTGGGCTTCGCGTCTTTCTCGTTCCCGTACTTCCGCACCCCGCCGCAATACCGCCCGCGTTCCCGGTTCTTGGTCCCGGTGATCGCGTACAGGCCCTTCTCGATGTAGGCGACGATCGTCACCAAGCGGGCCAGGGCGGCGCTATCCCAGTCGCGCTTCCAGCCTATGTGGATGTGCGTCCCGGTCGATCCGTTGACCCGGTGGCCTTTGGCCTCGAGGGTCTTGACCACCTCGGCGACCTGAGCCAGGCCTTCGGGACCCCGCAGGACCGGGCTGACGATCTCGCACTTGTGGCCCCCGTGGCTGTTGTCGATCGACCCATCGGCCTCGGCCTTCCAGCCCGCGGGCAGGTACGGGACCTGTACGCCTCGGCGGTACGGCCCGATCCGCAACCCGTCGTTGTGGACGGCGCTGTCGGGGGCGATGGTTTCGATCTCGATTCCGAAGGTCATCTCGTTGGCGTTCATCGTGGGCGTCCTTTTTGTGGTGGTTATCAATCCCCTCGTAACAGTGGACACATTCGCTCGTTTCCAGAAGTTAATCAAGCGAATTCCAGAAGCCCGAAGTCCAAACACGGGCTAGACTTCGGGCTCGAAATGACTTTCCACAGGGGGCCTGGCTGTGAACGTTTGCGATTTCCCGAGAAACCACCTATCCCGGTAGTGGCGACAGGCGAGACGAGCGCAGGGCCAGCCCGTGGCGGGGTGCTCATCGGCCTCGCGGAACGCGGGAATAGCACGGCCGGAGAGGCCGGCCGGAAGAAGAAAACGCCCCGTGGTCGGGGCGTTGCGGAAGTGGGCGGGTGCCCGCGGCGCTCAGGCGTTCTGGGCGGCGAACTTCCCGCGTTCGGTCTTGCGGAAACGGGCGTCGCTGCCCTTGGTGGTGATCTCCCGCAGAATGGCGCTGTAGAGCGTAGCATGGGGCGTCTTGCCGCCGGGGCTGGTCCAGTATCCCTTGGTCGTGATCGCCTCGATCATCTGCTTGGCGTTCAGGGGTTCGCCGGCCTCGGCCAGGACGCGGGCGGCCGCGTCCAGGCAGCTCACCTTCTTCCCGTTGCCCTCGGTGGTGTCGGCCTGCTTGGCCTTGCGGGTCTTCTTCGCCTTGGGGGCCTCCGGCGCCGGGGCGTCGGGTTCCGCGGTCTCGCCCTCGTTGATCCGCTCCAGAAACCGGTTGGCGTCCTTCACGGTGTACTCCTTGTGATCCGGTTCGCTGACTCCATCGGCGTTCACGCCGCGGACCTTCCAACCTCCGGGGATCGTGCTGATCACCTGCACATTCGCGCGGGCCTTCGCCCCGATCTTAAGCACATAGAGGCCGTGGACTTCGATCTGGTTCTTACGCATGGTATCGCTCCTCGTTCTCGTGGATGGTGTGGCTGCCATCATCAGGCTGCGGGAACCACCCCGCAGCGACGCCCGTCCGGGCGTTTCGGCTGGTTACAGCGTTTCGACCGCCTCGCTGAAGGCCCGGCTCGGTCCGTAGGGTTGGTCGTAGACTTGGCCGCCGGAGACCAGGTACACCACCTCGTCGTCGGTGGCGTCGTCCTCGTCTTCGTCGTCGGCGGGGCCGGGAATCCATCCGCCCGCGATGTGGTCCTGGAGCGGGTAGTGTTGCTGGTAGGCGAAGAGGACCTCGCGTTCACCAAGCCCAGCGTCAGCCATCTGTTCGAGCAGGTCCCGCAGTTCGTTGACCGTCATGTTCGTGCTCCTCATAGCGAAAGGCGGTGGTTACTTCGCGTTGGCCCGGCCGGCCTCGTAGGCGGCCTGCAGGGCCTGCTTGATCTGCCAAACCGCCAGGTCGTGGAAGTCGAGCCCGTCGCTGCGGCGGGTTTCGAGCGTTTCCAGGCCCAGCGTCGTGCGGGCGATGTGCGTGATGGTGGACTCGGCCCTGGCGGGCGGCTCGAGGCGGTCGAGGACCGCGTCGAGGTCGGCAGCGGTCATCGCCACCATCCGGTCGTCCAATCGGATGGCGTGCATCGCGTCGGCCTCGACCCCAAGGCGGGCTGCCCGCTCGAGCGTCGCCTGGCGTTTGCGTTCGGCCAGGGTGGTTCGTCGTTTCATGTTCGTGCTCCTCGTAGTGAAAGGTGTTGGTTACCAAACTCGGCCGTCGAAGCTCGTCGTCCCGTTGTTGAAGGCGGCGAGCAGGTCGTTGGCCTGGTCGTAGGTCAGGCCGTCGATCGTGGCCACCCCGTTCTGGAAGCTGAACCCGTGGGTGATCTGGTAGATCGTGACCGGGTACGTCTTGCGCCCGCGGCTGGCGAAGGGCCGCCCGGCCATGTAGCGCTGTCCGCGGGGCAGGGTGATCTTCCGTCCGGCGATCGTTTTCGTGGTCTTCATCGTCGTGCTCCTTTCGGGTTAATGTTCGCGTGTACAGTTACACATGAGCCATGTTTTCACCGGAACAGCAAGCGAATCCCGCGCGAATTCCGGTCGAATTCTGGGAACTTTCGCAGGGAGGCCCCAGACCATGCCAGAACCTAACGCTGAAGGACGGCCAGGTCCGCAGTTAAGCCCCCAGGCCTTACGGCTGGCGGACCTAGCTCGCATCTTGTCCGCCCTCGGGACACGGTTGGTCACCGTGGAGATGTTGCAGGCCGACATCGACGCCGGTGCCCCGACGAATCCCGACGGCACGATCAACCTGGTGAACTACGCGGTGTTTCTCGTAGCGGAGATGGGGCATGGCGATTGACCCGCGCAAACTGCGTCCCAGCGACCTGTGCCGCCTGTTGAACTCAACCCCGCGGGGCGAGGTCATCAGCGAACGGCAACTCTACAGGCACCGCCAGCGGGCCGGGTTCCGCATCGGCGACGGCAAGCACGTGGACCTATTCCGCTACGTGGCCTGGCTGGTCGAGGTACGCCACCAGCCCAAGCCCGAACCGCCGGCCGATCCGTATGCGGCCGTGAAGGAACGGGCCCGCGCCCGCAGCGCGGCCCTGTCGCTGGCAGGCCGAGACATCGGCGACTTGCCGGCCGTGGCGAACCCGGAACGGAAGGCGAGCGCGGCCGGCGACTTTCAGTTCTTCTGCGAGTCCTACTTCCCGCTCACGTTTCACCTGGCGTGGTCCCCGGACCACCTCAAGGTCATCCGCAAAATCGAACAGGCCGTGCTGCACGGTGGCCTGTTTGCGATGGCCATGCCCCGCGGATCCGGGAAGAGCACCCTGAGCGAGGTAGCCTGCATCTGGGCCGTGCTCTATGGGCACCGGGACTTCGTCTGCCTGATCGGCTCGGACGAAGGCCATGCGATGGACATGCTCGAATCGATCAAGACGGAACTGGACGGCAGCGATTTGCTGTTGGAAGACTTCCCGGAAGTGGTCTACCCGATTCAGTGCCTGGACGGGATCGCCAACCGCTGCAGCGGCCAGCTCTACAAGGGCGAGCGCACGCACATCGGCTGGACCGCCAAGGAAATCGTGCTGCCGACCATGCCCGGCAGTCCGGCCAGCGGCGCCATCATCAAGGTGGCCGGCATTACGGGCCGGATCCGCGGGATGAAGTACAAACGGGCCGATGGCAAGACGGTCCGGCCCTCGCTGGTCGTGTTGGACGATCCGCAGACCGACGAATCGGCCCGGTCCCTGTCGCAGTGCGCCACGCGCGAGAGCATCCTGGCCGGCGCCGTGTTGGGGCTAGCTGGCCCCGGTCGGAAGATCGCCGGCGTCATGCCCTGCACAGTGATTCGTCCGGGTGACATGGCAGATAACATCCTGAATCGCGACCAGCACCCGGAATGGAACGGGGAACGCACCAAGATGATCTACGCGTTCCCGTCGAACGAGAAGCTCTGGGCCCGCTATACCGAGATCCGTGCCGACGGCCTGCGGCGCGGGGCGGGGATCGCCGAAGCCACGGAGTTCTACCGCCGGCACCAGGCCGATATGGACGACGATGCCGTGGTGGCGTGGCCGCAGCGCTACAACCACGATGAAATCTCGGCCGTGCAGCACGCCATGAACCTGAAGTTGCAGGACGAGGCAGCGTTCTTCGCCGAGTACCAGAACGAACCCCTGGCGCAGGACGCCGCCACCGAGGAAGACCTCACGGCCGACCAGATCGTCGCCCGCGTCAACGGCCTGGCGCGCGGGGAGATCCCGATCGCCGCCAGTTACCTGACCATGTTCATCGACGTCCAGCAGAGCCTGTTGTTTTTCGTGCTGGCCGCCTGGGAGGAAGACTTCACCGGGTACGTGATCGACTATGGCACGTATCCCGACCAGCAGCGCGAGTACTTCACGCTGCGCGATGCCCAATGGACGCTGGCCCAGGCGACCAAGACGGCCGGGCTGGAGGGTTCGATCTACGCCGGCCTGGAGAACCTGACCAACCTGTACCTGTCGCGGGCCTTTCGCCGGGACGACGGGGCGGAAGTGAAGATCGACCGCTGTCTGATCGACGCCAATTGGGGCACGTCGACAGACGTGGTCTACCAATTCTGCCGCCAGTCGCCGCACGCCGCCGTGCTAATGCCCAGCCACGGCCGCTACGTGGGCGCGTCGAGCCTTCCGTTCTCGGAGTACAAGCGGAAGCTGGGCGACCGCCTGGGACATAACTGGCGGATGCCCAACGTCCGCGGGAAGCGGGCGGTCCGCTATGTCCTCTTCGACTCGAACTACTGGAAGTCCTTCGTATATGCCCGTCTGGCGACCGCGATGGGCGATGCGGGTTGCCTATCGCTGTTCGGCCGGGATCCGAGGCCGCATCGCCTGTTTGCCGAACACCTGACGGCCGAGTACCGGGTTCGAACCGAAGGCCGTGGCCGCACGGTGGACGAGTGGAAACTGCGCCCGGAACGGAACGACAACCACTGGTTCGACGGCGTGGTGGGCTGCGCTGTCGCGGCCTCGATTCAGGGGGCGGTCCTGCTGGGAACCGAAGTCCAGGCGTCCAAGCCCAGCCGCCGTTTGAAACTCTCCGAACTGCAGCGGGGACATCGCTGATGAACGGATCGACGCCCAACAAGGGGCTGGAATGCCGCAAGTGCGGCTGCCGACATTTTCGGGTCCTCTACACGCGCTCCCGCCCCGGCAAGTTGGTGCGCCGGCGCGAGTGCCGCCATTGCGGCACGCGAATCACGACCTGGGAACAGGCGATCGGGACGATCGCCTCACCCTCGGCCAGCCCTACGCAGTGACACCTGCGCATCGCGTTAACACGCTGCGCGCGTGGGACAGGTTCTAGATGCGTAACGATCTGGTCCAGGTTTTCAGAAATGTGAGCAGCGGCGTCGCAAAACGGCGTATTAGTACTAATAGAAGCCGCGTGCGAGCGGCAGCGACGCTTCATCCTCGGTGCGCGGGATTCGACTGGTGGCGGACGACCTGGAACAGAAAATTCGCGACAACGCCGCCGGTCCAGCGAAAGTCGCTGGCGATGCAGGTTCGGTCGAGCAGCATTCGCTGCTGGAGCAGATCGCGGCGGACAAGCACCTCGCGGCGAAAGAGGCCGTCAAGAAGAAAAACCGCGGCCTGCGGTTCAGCAAGCTCGTCCCGCCTGGAGCCGACTGACGTGTGGAACTGGTTTCGCCGACTCGCAGCCAGGGCTGGGACCGAAAGGACGCGACTGCGTCCGATCCGGGTGATCCGCGGCCGCTATGATGCCGCCGCGACCACGGAGGACAACCGCCGACACTGGGCGAACGCCGACGGGCTGAGCGCCAACGCGGCCAACAGCCCGGAAGTGCGGCGGGTCCTGCGGAATCGGGCTCGCTACGAGGTGGCCAACAACAGCTATGCCCGCGGCATCGTGTCGACACTGGCTAACGACGTGATCGGCACCGGTCCGCGGCTACAAATGCTGACGCCGGACGCCGTTGCCAACCGGTTCGTGGAGCGGGAGTTCATTCGCTGGGCTCAGGCCGTGCGGTTGGCTGAGAAGCTACGGACCATGCGCGTGGCTCGGGCCGAAGACGGCGAGGCATTTGGAATCCTGACGAACAACGAGCGACTGGACGCACCGGTAACCTTGGACGTGAAGTTGGTCGAGGCAGACCAAGTCACCACGCCCGACGTGACGCTGGATCTCCCCAACGCCATCGACGGGATCGTGTTCGACGGCTTCGGCAATCCGATCGAGTACCACGTGCTGCGCAATCATCCGGGCGATGCCCGCGCGCTCTGGGACAAGACCTACGATCGGCTGCCGGCCCGCGCCGTACTCCACTACTTCCGCTGTGACCGGCCGGGCCAGTGCCGTGGCATCCCAGACATCACGCCGGCCTTGCCGTTGTTCGCGCAACTCCGGCGTTTCACCTTGGCGGTGCTGGCCGCGGCCGAAACGGCCGCCGACTTCGCCGGCATCCTGTACACCGATGCGCCGGCTAACGGCGAGGCCGAGTCGGTCGAGCCGATGGACACCATCGAACTGGAGAAACGCGCACTGCTCACCATGCCGGGCGGCTGGAAGATGAGCCAGTTGCAGGCGGAACAACCGGCGACGACGTACGCGGAGTTCAAGCGCGAGATTCTCAACGAAATCGCCCGCTGCTTGAACATGCCGTACAACGTCGCCGCCTGCAATTCATCGTCCTACAACTATGCGAGTGGCCGGCTCGATCACCAAGTCTATTGGAAAGCGACCAGGGTCGAGCAGTCGCACTTGAGCCTGGTTGTGCTCGATCGGATCCTGGGTGCTTGGCTCGATGAAGCCATCCTAATCGAGGGCTATCTACCCGATTCCCTCCGCCTGCTTGATGCCGACCTGTCGCACCAGTGGATGTGGGATGGCAACGATCATGTCGATCCTCAGAAGGAAGCCAACGCCCAAGCCACTCGCCTCTCGAATCACACCACCACCTTGGCCCACGAGTACGCCCGCCAGGGCCGCGATTGGGAAGCGGAACTCCGGCAGCGGGCCAAGGAACTGGAACTGATGGCCGAACTCGGCCTGACGGTCGCCCCGGTTGTCCCTTCGGTTGCACCTGAGGTCACTGATGAACTCCCTGAAGAATCCGCCGCGGACGCTTGAGCGGGTGCCGACGCGGCTCCGTCTGTTCTGTGACGACGGCGGCGGTATCCGCCTGGCCGCCGCCACGCCGCTGGAAGGCGATAAGCCGCCCCTGCGCCGCTTCAGCATGACGGCCTACACGGGTGGTGCCATGCAACTGGGCGGCTGGCGGTATCCGGTGGTCGTGGACCTGGCTGGCCTGCGCGTCTCGAAGAAGTCCCGGCCGATCCTGAAGGACCACAATCCGGGCCAGATCGTGGGCCACACGGATGAGATCACCGTCGCCGAACAGTCGCTGGAAGTGGCGGGCGTGATTTCCGGCACGGGTCCCACGGCGCAAGAGATCATTGCCACCAGCGAGAACGGATTCCCCTGGCAGGCGTCGATCGGCGCGGTGGCCGAGAAGGTGGTGTTTATCACCGACGGCAAGACGGCCACGGCCAACGGCCGGGAGTTTACGGGGCCGGTGTACATCGCCCGCAAGTCGGTGCTGGGCGAAGTGAGTTTTGTAGCGCTGGGAGCCGACGACGATACCTACGCCCGCGTGGCTGCGGAAGCGGGCCAACCCCACTTGGAGGTCATGACGATGGAATTCGATGCTTGGGCCGAACAGCACGGGTTTGACGTGCAAAATCTCGATGAGCAGAACCGGGCCAGCCTGCAGGCCATGTACGACCAGACTTTCCAACCGGCACCGGCCGAGCCTCCGGCGGCACCGGAGTCCACGCCGCCGGAGCCGTCGGCCACGCCGCCCGCAGCCGAGCCGAAGCCGGACTTGGCGGCCCAGGTCCAGGCCGAAGCCGCTGCGGAGGTGAAACGCATCCGGGCCATCCACAGCATCTGCACGGGCCAGTTCCCGGAGATCGAAGCTCGCGCGATCGCGGAAGGTTGGGACGCGACCAAGACCGAACTGGCCGTGCTGCGCGCCAGCCGGCCCACCGGCCCGGCCATCTTCACCAACAAGCACGACGTACCGTCGGCCGCGGTCCTGGAAGCAGCCTGCCTCATGTCGGCCGGCCTGCAGAACGTGGAGCGGGCGTTCGACGAGGCGACCCTGGAAGCGGCCGACCGCCGGTTCCGCGGATCGCTTGGCCTGCAGGAGTTGCTGCTCGAAGCGGCTTGGGCGCACGGCTACACCGGACGCAACTTCCGCGACGCGCGGTCCGCGCTGCGGTATGCCTTCCGTACCGACATCCAAGCCGGGTTCTCGACCATCGACATTGGCGGCATCCTCTCGAATGTGGCCAACAAGTTCTTGCTGGAAGGCTTCTTCTCGGTCGAGCGAACCTGGCGCAACATCTGCGCCACGCGGAACGTTAGCGACTTCAAGACGGTCACCAGCTATCGCCTGATCGGCACCGACCAGTACGAGCAGGTGGCACCGGGC